GTATAACTCATGTATAAGCTGTGGATAAGGTTGTGGATAAGTCGGGGGTGTGGATAAGCTGTGGATAACTTCCTGTGGATAACTTTTGACTTGTCCACAGGGTGTTGATAAACTGTGCATAATGCGAACAGTGTGTTTCCATGCATTGGTGTATGGGAAATGAGCGGTGCTTACATATAGATGGAGTGTTTAAACATGAGCAAGGCAAGCAAGGGTGAGTACAGGGCGGAACTTGAGGAGGCGATGGAGGAGGTTGAGGATTGGGGGGAGGATGAGAGCCTCGCAGAGCTTAGCGAAGCGGAACAGTATGCCCATGCCGCAGATAGACCTAAGCTAAGAAAGGATGGAGAACATAAAGGGTCAGACATAAGGAGACCTAAACCATTAAGCCCACGGCAAGTTTTGTTCTGTCAGAGGGTGATACAGGGAGATTCACTCAGGAATGCCTACAGAAATGCGTATGCAAATGACACTGGAAGCGATGCAAGTATCAGCGCATCAGCGAACAAGCTGATGAAAGATCCAAGGGTAAAGAGAGTGCTTGAGGAGGCATGGGAGGAGACAGTGGAACACCTGTCAGAGGATCTTGCCGCAAGCAAGATGTATGTTCTAAAGGGGCTACTTGCACTAAGCAAGGGAGCCAAGCAAGAGGGCACAAAACTCAAAGCACTGGAACTGATGGGCAAAGCCGCAGGCTTGTTCACCCCGACAGAGGTACAAGACAAAGCAGTGATCACCGCAGATCAACTAAAGAGAGAACTTGCAGGGCACATGAAACTGCTAGAGCAAAGCAAAGCTAACGTGATGGACGTGGATGCGAAACGTTTAAACAGTGTCGTTGCGCAGGATGCACAGGGCGTTTAAACATTCGGGATACTGCTACCCCCACCAGTACCCGACCCCCACTTGGCACGACATGACACCCCGCCCACGTATACGCTCTAATCCACACTTCCAAAACATTGCCACAGGAAAGCCCCCCCTTCCTTTTCCATTTCAAACCCCCGGGGGGTATATATATTTTTCAAAAACATGTTGCGAACGTTCGCATTTGCGTTTAAACTCAATGCATGAGCAAGCGCAGACAGTTAGTGTTGGACTTCATCCGTGCATACATCAGGTTGCATGGTGTGTCTCCGTCTTATGAAGTTATTGCCAAAGGGATTGGATTGAAATCTAAGTCAAACATCCACCGGATCATCCACCGCCTGAAGGCGGATGGGCATCTTGTGACCAAGCCTTATAAGTTCCATGCCATTAAGTTAGTGGACACTTCAGCACAAGCCATGATGAAGCTATGAGTTTATTAACCCACGCAGAGATATCCAAGTATCTGGCTATGGTTCCGAAGGCTTCGCCAGAGAACCGGGCCAAGATCCAGATGCTGCTGGAGATGGATAGAATTGAGCGGAGCAAGGAATCATTCTTGTATTTTGTAACCCAGATGTGGCCTGTGTTCATTTCTGGTGCTCATCATAAAATAATGGCAGATGCCTTTGAGAGAGTGGCTAATGGACAACTCAAGAGGTTGATCATTAACATGCCTCCTAGGCACACTAAGTCTGAGTTTGCTTCTTTTCTTTTACCTGCGTGGTTCTTAGGGAAGTTTCCTCATAAGAAGATCATTCAGACTGCCCACACCGCAGAATTAGCAACCGGATTTGGACGAAAGGTTAGGAATCTTGTTTCATCAGAGCCGTATCAAAAGGTTTTTCAGACTAAGCTATCAAGTGATTCAAAGGCCGCTGGTCGCTGGAACACTCACATGGGTGGCGACTACTTTGCTATCGGTGTTGGCGGTGCTGTTACAGGTAAGGGTGCTGACCTTTTAATCATTGACGACCCCCATTCGGAGCAGGAAGCCAAGCAAGGCAACCCTGCGGTGTTTGATAACGTCTATGAGTGGTTCACTTCCGGCCCTCGGCAGCGTTTACAGCCGGGCGGAGCCATCATTATTGTGATGACTAGGTGGGCTAAGAGAGACTTAACCGGCCAAATCCTCAAAAACGCAGGTAAAGATGGTGTTGACCAGTGGGAAGTCATTGATTTTCCCGCAATCATGCCTAACGGAAACCCCTTATGGCCCGGATTTTGGTCTAAACAAGCCCTAGAAGCCCTGAAATCCGAGCTTCCAGTGTCTAAATGGGAAGCGCAGTACCAACAAAACCCCACATCCGAAGAAGGCGCAATCATTAAGCGCGAAAACTGGCAGCTTTGGGAGTCAGATACACCCCCGTCATGTGAATACATCATCCAGTCTTGGGATACGGCCTTTGAAAAGAACAATCGGGCTGACTATTCAGCCTGTACAACATGGGGTGTGTTCCAACACCCCAACAAACAAGGCGATTTAAGGCCCAACATCATTCTTCTTGATGCGTTTAAAGCCCGCATGGAGTTCCCTGAGCTTAAACACAAGGCTTTGGAGATGTGGAAGGAATGGGAGCCAGATACATTGATCGTTGAGAAACGCGCAGCTGGTGCTCCGCTCATCTATGAGATGAGAAAGATGGGAATCCCTATGTCGGAGTATACGCCGGGCAAAGGAAACGATAAGATATCACGTGTAAACGCTATCTCAGACTTGTTTGCATCTGGCATTGTTTGGTGTCCTGAGACTCGCTGGGCAGAAGAGGTGATGGATGAACTCGCTTCCTTCCCCAACGGAGATCATGATGACCTTGTTGACTCAAGCAGTCAGGCTTTGATGCGTTTCCGCTTGGGAGGATTCATCTCTATTGACTCTGACGAGCAAGATGAGCCTACCTACCATCGCAGACGAGCAGCGTATTACTAAGGAATATTATGAGCATAGAACAATCATTGAGCCAAGCTCCTTTGGGTTTAAGCAATCTAGAGTTGGATGAAACTCCCGCTATTGAGATTGAAATTGAGAACCCCGAGGGCGTAAGGATTGGTTTAGATGGCATGGAGATTGATCTAATGCCAGAAGAAAACGAGGAAGGCTTTGATGACAACCTCGCAGAATACCTAGATGAAGGCGAGCTTCAAAGTATTGCAAGCGACCTGATTGAAATGGTTGACGCAGATATCAACTCCAGAAAAGACTGGGTAGATACATACGTCAAAGGTCTTGATGTTTTGGGAATGAAATATGAAGAGCGTACTGAACCGTGGCTCGGTGCTTGCGGTGTTTTCTCAACGGTACTCACAGAGGCTGCTGTACGGTTCCAAAGCGAGACTATCATTGAAACGTTCCCTGCTGCTGGCCCGGTCAAAACCGAGATCATCGGCGCAATTGATAAACTTAAAGAGGAGGCGGCGGAGCGTGTCAGAGATGACATGAACTACAAGCTCACGGAAGGTATGCCCGAGTACCGCCCTGAGCATGAGCGTATGCTGTATTCCTTGGGTCTGGCTGGCGCAGCCTTCAAGAAGGTCTACTACGATCCATCCTTGGGCCGTCAAGCTTCTATCTTCATCCCCGCAGAAGATGTAATCATCCCCTACGGCGCTTCCAGCGCCATGACCTCAGAGCGTGTGACCCACATCATGCGCAAGACCAAGAATGATATTCGCAAGCTTCAGGTAAGCGGCTTCTATGTTGAGTGTGATCTGGGTGAACCCTTACAGTTCTACACCGACGTAGAAAAGAAAAAGGCTGAAGACCAAGGCTACAACTTGTCTGATGATGATCGCTATCAAATCTATGAAATCCACGTAGACTTTGATCTGCCCGGCTATGAAGATCCAGATGGGATTGCTCTTCCCTATGTCATTACCTTAGAGCGTGGCACACAAGAAATCCTAGCCATCCGCCGTAACTGGAATGAGGATGACAAACACAAACTAAAGCGCCAGCACTTTGTTCAGTACACCTATGTACCGGGCTTCGGAGCTTATGGTCTAGGTTTGATTCACCTGATCGGTGGATATGCCCGTGCAGGTACATCTTTGATTCGTCAGCTGGTAGATGCTGGAACGTTGTCTAACTTGCCCGGTGGTTTGAAGACCCGTGGCCTGCGTATTAAAGACGATGACACCCCAATCACCCCCGGTGAATTCCGTGACGTGGATGTACCTAGCGGCTCTGTTAAAGAGAACATCATGGCCCTGCCATACAAGGAGCCTTCACAGGTTCTCTTGTCTCTCTTAAATCAGATTACAGACGAAGGCCGCCGTCTTGGATCTATCGCAGATATGAACATCAGCGATATGTCTGCCAACTCTCCAGTGGGTACAACACTGGCGTTGCTTGAGAGACAGCTTAAGACTATGTCTGCGGTGCAGGCTCGTGTTCATTATTCAATGAAACAAGAGTTTAAACTGCTCAAAGAAATCATCAGGGACTACACCCCAGATGATTATGAATACACCCCTGTATTTGGTACACCTCAAGCCAAGCGTGAAGACTATGACATGGTGGATGTAATTCCGGTCTCCGACCCGAATTCGGCCACGATGGCTCAAAGGATCATGCAGTACCAAGCCGTCATTCAGCTGGCTCAAGGCGCTCCACAGATCTATGATCTGCCTTTGCTGCACCGCCAAATGATTGAAGTCTTGGGAATCAAGAACGCAGACAAATTAGTCCCAGTTGATGATGACCAGACACCAAGAGACCCCGTATCTGAGAACATGTCGTTCTTGACTGGTAAGCCAACTAAAGCGTTTATCTACCAAGATCACGACGCACACATCGCAGTCCATACATCAATGATGCAGGATCCCGTGGTGATGGGTCAGATTGGTCAGAGTCCTATGGCTCAGCAGATTCAGGCCGCTATCATGGCCCACGTTGCTGAACACGTAGCATTCCAGTACCGTCAGAAACTCCAAGAACAGCTTGGAGCTACACTGCCTGCACCTGATGCCAAGATGGATGAGAACACTGAAGTTCAAGTCTCCAAACTTGTGGCTCAAGCTGCGGCTCAGCTTCTGCAGATGGATAAGGCTAAGCAAGCTCAACAGCAGGCTGCTCAGCAGGCTCAAGATCCAATCATCCAGATGCAGATGCAAGAACTCCAGATCAAGAAGCAAGAAGCTGACATCAAGGCTCTTAAGGTTAAGGGTGACTTACAGATCAAATCTGAAGAGCTGTCACTCAAAGCCCGTGAGAGCGCAGCCAAAGTTGGTGAAGATCCAAACATGGCAGCACTGCGTTTACAGCAAGAGATTGCTCAAGCCCAAGAGCTTCATGGCCTAGAGATGGCCGCTAAGCAAATGGAGCTTCAGCAGGCTCAAGCTCAGCAGCAGCAAGCCCAAATGCAACAGCAGCAGGCTATGGCTCAGCAGCAACAACTTCATCAGCAGAAGTTATTACAAGGTAATAAGGAGTAATCATGGCCAATATGCTTGAAGTGTTAAACAAGAAACTTGACGAGCAAGTCAAGCAGTTGGTTGATGTTGTTAGTGGTGGTGGTGCGAAAACCTACGATCACTACAAAGAACTGTGCGGAACGATCCGGGGTCTGCAAACCGCGCAGTATGAACTTGCTGACCTCGTGCGAAAAACTAAGGAACATGAAGATGAGTGAATTTGATGTAAGTGCGGTTGATCTAAGTGGGGTGCTTAATACCTCCGCTGAAGAAAAAGCCAAACAAGTGCCCGATCCGGCTACCTACCATCTCCTCTGTATGCTACCCAAAGCAGAAGAAGAGTTTAGTGAGACCGGTATTTTGAAGTCAGCCACAGCGATGTACCACGAGGAGCTTCTCTCCCCCGTGTTGTTTGTTGCAAAGATTGGCCCTGATGCGTTTAAAGATGCATCCCGTTTCCCATCTGGCCCGAGCTGTAAGGTTGGTGACTTTGTGTTAGTGCGTCCTAACACGGGAACCCGCATGAAGATTCACGGCACAGAGTGGAGACTAATCAATGATGATTCCGTTCAGGCGGTTGTGCAAGACCCTCGTGGTATCCAACGTCCAACTTAAGGAGTAA